TAGTTGGTGCCAGACAATTAGCAAATACAATATTATTATAAGTTAATACCCCCTCACTATTGAAAGTTGCTGGCACAACGAGTAGATAGTGGGGGTTTTTATATAAGGAGAACTTATGAGTGAGAAAGACAAGAAGTTTTATTGGTTAAAACTTAAAAGCGAGTTTATGAATGGCGATGTAGTAGACTTTCTTATGAGCCAAAAGAATGGTGCTAATTATGTTGTTTTATATCAAATGCTTTGTATGAAAACAATAAATACTCAAGGCGAACTTGCAACCAAGATAGGCGATGTTTTAATACCTTTTAACATTGACAAAATACAAAGAGAGTGTAAGTGGTTTGATGTAGATACTATTCGTGTTGCTATGGAAATGTATCGTCAACTTGGACTTCTTTATGAACAAGAAAATGGTATTATTAAAATATCCAATTTCCAAGAAATGGTAGGTAGTGAAACTTATTGGGCTAAACAAAAAAGAATAGAAAGAAATGAACAAAAGGAATTATTAAATAGTGGTTTTGGACAAAAGTTGGAAAATGTCCAAAAACCTCTTATATCTAAATCTAATAATCTTTTATCTAATAATAAAGAATATAATAATTTTAGTGATAGAATAAAAGAAGGAATACAAACTTGGATTACTTATAAAAGAGAAAAAGGGCAAACAAAAGCAAATGGTAGTATGTTGCCACACTATAACACAATGGAACTTGAAGAAATAAAAAAACTACCGATACAAAACATTTGTGAAGAAAAGTGCATATTGTTTTTGTGGGTAACATTTCCTACAATAGAGCAAGCCTTTGAAGTAATTAAAGCGTGGGGGTTCACTTATAAAACTTGTGCTTTTTGTTGGGTAAAACAAAACCCTAAAAGCGATGGTATTTATAGCGGTATGGGGCATTGGACTAATCAAAATGCAGAGTTATGTTTGCTTGCTACAAAAAAGAAATTTCCCAAAAGAATTGCGAGAAATGTAAAACAAATAGTATTAGCGCATAGACAAAATCATAGTAAAAAACCCGACTCTATAAGAGATGATATTGAAAGATTGGTTGGCGATTTACCACGCATAGAACTATTCGCAAGACAACACGCAGATGGTTGGGATTGTTGGGGGAATGAAGTTTAAGGAGAGTATAATATGTTAGAAAAATACCTAAACAAAATAACTTGTGGCGATAGTTATGAGTTGATAAAGGAATTGCCAGATAAGAGTGTTGATTGTGTTTATACCGACATACCCTATTTGTATTGTAATGGTGGAGTAGGACATAGCGAAATGTGTGTACGAACTGCGCGAAAAAAAGAAGAATTAAAAGAAATTAGCAATGGCATTGACTACTCAATTCTTGATGAATTTAAGCGTGTATGCAAGAAAGTAAATATCTTTATTTGGTGTAGCAAAATGCAACTTCTTGATATTATGAAATGGGGGGGGGAGTACAACACAGACTTGTTAGTATGGTGTAAAACAAACCCAACACCACAAACAAATAATGTATGGTTGCCTGACCTTGAATATTGTATTCATATAAGAGAGAAAGGCGTACCATTAAACGATGGATATGACCTAAAAAGCAAGTGGTATATTACACCTGCTAACAAACAAGACAAGGATAGATTTAATCATCCTACAATCAAACCATTGCCACTTGTAAAAAGACACTTATTGCACGCAACTCAACCAAATGATATTGTGCTTGATACCTTTGGTGGCGTTGCGACAACGGCTGTTGCCTGTCAAGAAATAGGAAGAAATTTCATATTGTTTGAAATAGAGCAAAAATGGTGTGATATTGGAAAAGATAGACTAAATAACATTGATGCAAACGGACAAACTTGTTTATTTTTAAATTAAAGGAGAGAATTAAAAATGGAAAAAAGAAAGAACGAACTTAATTCAAGACAATGGAAACTTTATAACTACCTAAAAGATAGAGGCGATGAATGGACACCACAATGGCTAATCGCCCTTGAATTACCAGAATATGGATATGATGGCAACGAGCATTATGCAAGTTTCCACGATAGCAAAGCAAGACATAAAATCACGAACGATATTCGTGCGTTAAACAAATCTTCGGTTATCCAAAAGATAATTTTGAGTGGCTCAAATGGCGTCAAAATTGCAAACGAGCAAGAGTTTGATAATTATATGGCAAAGAGATTTTCGCAAGCAATTCGCAGACTAGAGTACCTTAAAAACCTATCAAGAAAAGGTGGTCGTGACGGACAAATGCGTATTACTCTTGGAAAGCACGAAAGAGATACCATAGAGGCATTTTTAAATGAATAAGTTTAATGAAACACTAAAACAAAAAATGGAAGAATTAAAGTATCAGCAAAAAGAACTTGCGAAAGAAATAGGTGTGAATAGAACTCAATTCCATCGTTGGAACACGCATACATATTCCCCAAACTTTAGTTCTTTAGTCGGGCTTGCTGATTCTTTAATCTGCTCCATAGACGAACTTGTAGGCAGAGAATACAATGGTGGGTTTTCAGCCGAATACCTAAACCTTGACTTCTCTACAATATTAAAATTAAAGCGCAAAGAATTGGGCATAAGTCAAAGACAATTAGCAAAAAAACTTAACACAACTCAATGCAATGTTCACTATTGGGAAAATGGTAGGTTTAGACCCAATATAATAGACTTAATTTCTTTGGCAGATATATTTGGTTGCTCAATAGACGAATTAGTAGGTAGAAGAAATTATAAAACAACAAAAAGGAGAGCAATATGCTAACAAATACTTATTTAGATAAAACAAGAGTTAAAATAAAGTATAAGATAGAGCAAGGTGAATACCTATGTGTTTATTATCAAGATTGTTCAGGCGGTTGGAAGATATGGAGATTAACCATATTCAAAAACGGAAAAAGCATTATAAACGAAACACTAGCGTTCCCATTAACGAAAGAAGAAGTAAAAGAAAAACTAGACTACCATCTTAAATTTATAGGAAAGTAAAAATAATGGAGAATAGCAATGGGCGAAGAAAACAATGGCAAAATGTATGTAAAGTTTGAAGGCGAAAAATGGGAAGAGTTTGTAGGTATAAAAGAAGTACCTGCCCCCAAAGGTGATAATAACCCAAGATTTGGCTTTTATTTTCCAATGTTTGAAAAGGCTCTTGAGTTTTCTTGTAATAGTTGGAGTGCCTTTGGAACTATACTTATTGACGAAATAGTAAAGAACGCTCCAAACAAGAGAGTAGCACACTTGATTAGACACGGCAAATGGCTCACTAAAAAGAAGAATATTAAAAGAGCAATTTGCGAAGATTGCAAAAAGGAGAAAAGTAATGAAAAAGATTGATTTGAAAGAAATATCACCTATCGTAGAACTACTTGGTGAAGAAAGAGTAGATAAACTTAAAGACAGAATATGTGCAGCAATTATAACACAAGTAGAGCGGGATTTAGAAAATTGGGGAGAATATCTTGTCTATCCACCTGACTTTGAACATATCTTCGATGAAGCATACGAAAGCATAGAAAAGAAGTTAAAGAAAATCTATACCGACAAGGCATTGGAAGTTGCACAAAAAGCAGTAGAACAAATGAGCAAAGGAGTAATTAAAAATGAAAGCAGTAATGATTAGTGTTTCACCTAAAATGTGTGAAAAAGTAGCAAGTGGCGATTGCACGATTTTAGTAAGAAAGACAAGACCAAAGATAGATATTCCCTTTAAGTGTTATATCTATTGCCCTTATGGAAATATGAAAGATAATTATTGTTTAAGTAAGCGAGGCAAAGTCATCGGAGAATTTGTTTGCGATGGTATATATGGTATTTTTGACTTTCTACCGTATGATGCTGATGATATACACCACTCAATTTTGCCTTATGTTTTAGAGCAAACTTGCCTTCAAGATTACGAGATTGACGAGTATCTTGGAGCAAAAGATGGCTATGGTTGGCACATAAGCGACCTTGTTATCTATGACAAGCCGAGAGCGGTTGGAGAGTTTTATAGAGAGTGCAAGGGTATTTGCGTTGATACGGCTAAAAAAATACTTTGCTTAAAAACTAAAACATTAAAGAGTTTTGGGTGTGATAGAAAATTGCAACTCACAAAACCCCCACAAAGTTGGCAATATGTTGAAGAAAAGGAGTAATAATATGACCGAAAGAGAGAAAGTAATTGTATCAGCATATACAGGCTTTTTAATGTGTGATTTCAACGATTTACATAAGTACATTGAAGAAAAAATGCAAAGACCTGTATTCACTCACGAGTTGGCAAGTGAAAAGTTTATGGAAGAATTGAGAGAAAAGATAAAATACGACTTTGTTGGTTTATGTAAAGAAAAGGAGAACGAAAATGAGTGATTATAAGGTAAGCGACTTCACACATTTACTTTATATTAGAAAGTATAGCATTATAGCAAATGATTATATTCTATATGTTTGCGGTGTTAAAACAAACGATATTCTACATACTGTCGGCGAGATATATTTTCGTTCATTTGAATCAATTAAAAGAGTTGACTTTGTAAAATGCACACAATCAAGTTTAGATTATATAAAAGAAAAAGGATTAATTATTTATCCGTTTATAGATAAATATAAGGCAGGTGATTTATGATTAAAAAGGACATAAAGAAGAGTCAAATCGAAATCAATGAGGAGTGGTTTTTTAATGGTGGTAGTGATAACATGAATAGGTTGGAGCGAGTGTGTTATTTAGTTGAAGAGTGTGGTTGGCATGATGAAACCGCTATGGATATGGTATATGGGATAGGAGAAACGAAAATGAGTGATTATAGAAGATTGACAATGGAAGGAAGCATTTTTGACAATATTATAAATTGCGTTGTTTGCCCAAATAAAACCGAAAATTATAATTGTAGGAAAGATAAGACAAATTGTTTGAACGCAGTTATAAACCGCCTTGCCGAGTTGGAAGATAAGATAGAGAACGGTACTTTGGTAGAGTTGCCTTGTAAGGTGGGGGATAAACTTTTTATTATAGCAAAACTTGTAAATAGTGGTGAATGGGTTTTATCAAATGATTATTCAGTCGGGGACTTCATTGTTACAGATATTTATCTAAACATAAACAGAGAACCAAAGTTTAAGGTAAATAGTTACACGATAAAATTAAGCGATTTTGGCAAAACCATATTCCTAACCAAAACCGAAGCCGAAAAAAAATTGAGAGAGTTAAAGGGGGAAGTATGAGCGAAAACGATATATGTATAATTTTATTGTTAATAATGACTTTGGTTTTAGCGTTCCAAAATACAAATCAAGAGTTAAAAATAGATAGGTTGCAAAACAAAGTAGATATATTAGAACATAATGTAATAGACCTAATTAACAAGGAGAACAACAATGAATAACAAATCAACAATTATAGACTTTAGAGAATTTGGACTTATTAACCCAACAATAATTCAATTTTGCCCAACCAAAGATGAGTTTATAAGATACGAAATTACAGGAGCAAGTATTGAACAAATTTGCGAAAAAATTAAAAGACTTGAAAATTTGTTTGGTTGCAATAAGGTAAAATATATAACTTCGCCTTACAATTTAAGAAGTATCAAAGAGCGTTCACTTGCAAATGTTAGCAAAAGCGTTTGGGAATTATTTAACGAAAACGGAATAAATATACAGGAGAACAACAATGGATAAGCAAATTGAAGCATTAGCAAAAGAACTTGACTATTGCGAAACGCACGATTGCATAGGAGAAAGTTGTGCTAAATGTAGAGCAATATGGCTCATAGAAAATGGCTACCGAAAGATAGACGAAAACTCGGTGGTGTTGACACAAGAAGAGTTTGATGAGTTTAGAGAAGATAGCGCAAAGGTAAAGTTCTTGAAAAAGCAAATTGAAAAGCAAGCAGTTAAAGAAGTGCTTGAAAAAATCAATGAAAAACTTTGTACTTTCAAACTTGAAAATAAAAGCAAAGAATTTACAGACGGTTATACCGAAGCAATAGCAGAAGTTTGTGGTAGATTAGACGAAATCGCAAAATATTACAAAAGTTGATGACTATATGCTCTATATTAAGATTGATAGTATAAGGCTAGTAAAAATGAATATCGCGCAGTAAACTTTACTACGCGATAGACGGAGGGAAATTGGATAAGAGAAAAATCAAAAAATGTTGACCATTCTTACGCTATATATATATTTTATAACAAAAAAACGAAATTGTCAATAGGGAAATTAAAATTTTTTTGGAATAAATTTGTTATACAAAACCCGAAAATGAGAAACAATTTTTGAAAAACGGCTTGACAGGTGTCGGTTCTTCGTGTATAATGTTATCAAACCCATTAAAAAGGAGAGAGAAATGGCAAGAGTTAAAAGAAAAATCAAACACGCGCTTAAACCAGAACAAGTGTTGGCACTATTAAAACCTTTAGAAAATTCTAGTATTGCAACCAATGTTCGTGATTATGCTGCGTTTGTTATTATGTGGCGTTGTGGAGCAAGAGCAAACGAAATATCAAAGTTAAGAATGAATAATATTGATATTGCCAATAGGACAATTAGAATAGTAGAAAGTAAAAGTGATGATAGAATCATTATACTAGACGATTTTGCTATTGCAAAACTTGAAGAATGGCTCAAGATTAGACCTAAATATGCAAGCAAGAGAAACCCATTTGTTTTTTGCATCGCTTCTAACCGAAAAGCGAACTTCAATGAGCATACAAAGAACATAGAAAAAGATTATGCAATGTTGGAGTATGATATTGCTAGAACTTATTGGACTATCAAATTGCATAAATTGTCCGAAAAGACAGGGGTATTCTTTGATGAAGGAAGTCGCGGACTAAAACCTGCACACGCCCATTGCTTGCGTACTACTTTTTGTACGGACGGACTGCGAGAAGGTTTTAACATTGTTGAACTACAAAGGCTTGGCGGTTGGAAATCATTGTCTAGCGTTCAATCTTATGCTCACGCATTTACCGATGAATTGGCTTTAAAAGTGTCGCAAAGGAAAAGCCCTATAACAACTACGGACGAACAGAAACAAAAAGAAATAGCACGCCTGCAAGCCGAGATTGACCGACTTAAAGGGGAAACTAAATAATGAAACTACGAAACATTTATATAAACAATTTTAGGGGAATAGAAGAAGTAAACATATCTTTTAAATTTGGTATGGATGCAAACATATATGGAGCAAATGGCGTTGGTAAAAGCACCATCGCAAAAGCAATAGAATGTTTATTTATGCCAGTAGATACGGAAGAAACAGAAGTATATAATGTTTATGATATGTTCGGCTCACAAGCGGAAATATGCGCGACAATAGAGCATTCTAGTAGAATAATAACGCTAAAAAAAGTATTTAATTCAAAGAGTGAAACAACTTGCTTTTTTGATGACGAAACTATTTCCTTATCGCAAGAAGAATATCAAGCAAAATTGGAACAAGAGATTGGCATAACTCCAGAAAAGTGGAAAGCGTTGACTTATCCCACAATGAAACTAACCGATACCCAACTTTATAATATACTCGAACAATATGTTGAAGAAGTAAGCCTTAAAGATGTTATTTCTAGTGATAGGGAATTATTTACTTTAATAGACGAAATTGATAGTATAGCAATCGAGCCTATTATATATAGGCTCAACGAAGATATAGAAAAACTAAAAGACGAAATAGGGTTTTGCGATAAACAATCACAAATTATACAAACGAACATAAATAAAAGTGCAAACTTGCAAGATATTGAAGAATTGTTTAAGGCTAAAAAGGAACTAGACGATTTAAAAGACCAAAATAGCGACATTGACTTTAAGATTACTAAACTAAAAGCACAATATTCTCCCGAAGTATTGACCGAGAAAATAAAACTTCTTAAACTAAACATTGAAACGCAGGAAGAAGTGTTGATTAAAAACAAAGAGAAAGCAAGAGCAACGCGAGAAAGAATATATAAAGATTCCGAGTTTGAGTGTGAAAAAGCAAAGAGAGTTTTTGAGAATATTGAAAACCAATTAAAGCAAAAGGAAGAAGAACTACCTGCTTTGGAAGAAAGATACAACAATGCTAAAATACTATATGACAGCATTGAAACAGGGGTAAGAAAGAATTGCCATTATTGCGGAAAAAAATACGACCAAGATAGTAGGCATAGTGCTACTAATAAAGCAAAAAAGGAAATGCAATTAGTAGAAAAAGTAATAAAAGAAAAGCAATCTGAAATTTATAGGCTCAAAGACAAACTAGATAAAATGCAAGCAAGCATAACAAAAGCCGAAACCTTAATGCAGAAAGCATATAGTGATTGGTTGAACTTCGACTTCGTTGAAACTACCGAAAATGTTGAGTTGCTTAAATTAAGAACCGAATTGCGCAGAACAGAGAAAGAGCTTGAAAGACAATCAAAGACAAAAGAAATAGATGATATGATTGCCGTCAAGGAAGCCAACTTAATCTTAATTAAAGAAAAGCAAACTCTTTTGGAAGTAAACAAGAACATACTTTACCACCAAAAAGAATTGAAAAAAATATATAACAAGAAGAAAACATTAAATGAAAAACTAACGGAGTATGAGATTAAAAAAGAACTCTGCGAGAAGTTCAAAAACAAACTCTATTCAATTCAAACGCAATCAATACAAAAGAAGTTTAAGGATATAAGAATAGAAATGGACTATGCCAATAAAAAAGCATATATCTATTCTCAAGATAGTCTAGTCCAGTACAAAGACGAGAACACCGCAAAACAAATTGAAATTGCACTACGCTTTGCAGATAGCATAGCATTACTAGAACAATGGAACGGATTTGTTATATTAGACAATATTGAAAGCGTTGATTCTTTGTATTCAAACAGACAAATCATAACAATGCACAAACTTTCTAGCCAACCCATATTTAATGGATACTGCGAACTAGACTACATAAAAAATTATGCAGACTGCACTATTCAAAATGGAAATAAAGAATTATTTGTAAAATATTATTAAAGGAGAACAAAAATGACTAACAAAGAAAGACAACATAGTTTAGACAAGAAAAAATACTACGCAAGCCAAAAGAAAGGCTATGATTTGAGCGGTAAAATGGACTATTGCCAATATTGCTCTAAAAAGGCTTTTAATGAAAACAGGTGTACAATACTGCCAGAAGAAAGAGTTACTGGATGTTTCTGTGCCAAAGCATATAATCGAAAAGATTATGTAATAAAACAAAAGTCAAAATATATAAAGAAAAATGAACAAGTATAGGAATAAAAGAGTATGGGCTTTTGGTAGGTGGTGGGATAGTCAGTTTGAATATAATTATTATTATTACTTGTTAGAAAAAGAAAAACAAGGAATAATAAATGATTTACAAATACAAGTACCATTTACGCTTATCGACAAAAGCAAGTATGGAACAGCAATCAAGTATATTGCGGACTTTGTTTACTACAAAGACAATAAAATGGTCGTAGTGGATGCAAAGGGAGTGAAAACGCCTACATACAAACTCAAAGCAAGACTTTTTGCCGAAAGGTATGGTTTTGAAATAAAAGAAGTAAGAAATGATAGCAAATGGAGTGTTTGATATTGACAAAAACGCTAACAAATGCTATAATGTTATTAACACTATAAAAGGAGATAGAAAATGAGTATTGAAGATGTAACTAATATGAAAGCAACACCTAATGAAACTGCGGCTCAAAAGGTGAAGTATGGCACTTTGCTAGAAAATGGTAAAGTAAAAAGTAGTCTATACCTTGACAAAGATACCCATAATGCAATCGTAGAATTGTCTGAAAAGAATGAAAGACATTTCTCTGACGAAATTGTATTTAGAGTCAAGAAAAGTTTACCAAAAAAGTATAAGAAGTAGGAGAGAAATATGTATATTTGCAGAGAGTGCGGAAGTTTAGTTCACGAAACAACAACCCATAGATACTATGATAGAGTAGATGGGAATTGGGCAATGAGTGGATATGTTGAAGAATCAAACTGTTGCAGTTGCGGTGGAGATTTTGTAGAAGCCGAAAATTGCAAAATTTGCGATGCGTGGATAAACCCCGAACATGGTAAAATTTGTGAAGAATGTTTGAAAGAAGAAATGACCATTGATAATGCGATAGAATATAGCAGAAAGTATGGCTATGGGTACAGCGTTGACCTTCCCGACTTTTTTGAGATATATACCGCAAATGAAATCGAAGAAATCTTAAAGGCTTATATTATTTCAACCGAAGATAAAGGTGAAAAAAATGTAAAAGAATATTGCGAAAACGACATTAGTTGTTTTAGTAATTTTTTAGAAAACAAACATGATTAACAGGAAGAATAAATATGCGAATAACGAAAAAAAATTATTTTAGTGAAAAAGCGAATATGGAGTATATGGGTTCTTCTCAATTTAGGGACTTTCTAAAATGTGAAGCAAGAGCGTTAGCAATAGCAAAAGGAGAGTATGTTCCCGAAAAGACTACTGCATTATTGCAAGGTTCTTACCTAGATGCGTTTTTTGAAGGAACGCTAGACGAGTTTAAGCAAGAACACCCTGAAATGTTTAAGAAAAATGGGGAGTTATTAGCGACATACAAAGATGTAGACAATATTATAGAAGTAATCAAGCAAGACACAGTTTTCTACAAACATTGTACAGGAAAACAACAAAAGGTTATGACAGGAACTATTAACGGAGTAAAGTTTAAAATTCTCATAGATAGTATGCTTCCCGACATAACCGTTGACCGAAAGTTGATAAAAGACTTTGAAGATATTTATGACAAGAACGCTCGTATGCGTAAAGCCTTTTGGGAGTATTGGGGTTACGATATACAAGGGGCTATATATCAAGAAATAAGAAAGCAAAATGAAAAAGGAAAACAAAAACCATTTGTGCTTGCGTGTGCTACCAAAGAAAAAGTAACTGACAAAAAACTAATAATGTTCGACCAATGCTATCTTGATTTTGCATTAACCGAAATAATAGCAGAGAACGCACCTAGATATGATGCGATAAAGAAAGGAATTATCGAACCAACTGCCTGCGGTGTTTGTGAGTATTGCAAAAGCAAAAATAAACTAAAAGAAAACGAATATACAATGGCAAGCGAATTCGTATATGATGGCGAATTCAATGATTTAGAACTCATACAAGATGAAGAAGAAAACAATTAAAAGGAGTAGAGAAAAATGCCTGATTTAACCAAGTTTTATGACCCTAACTATTGCTGTTCCGCTATGTTTACTCAAGGCGAAACGAAAACACTAACCATTAGAGCCGTCAAGTCAAAAGTTTTGTACTTGCAAGGCAAGGGAGAGTGCAGACAACCTGTTCTTTTCTTTAAGGAAACAGGTGTTTGGAAAGACGAAAATGCTCAACCCATTCTTGATAAATATAATAAACCTATCATTAAGGAAGAAGTACCGCTCGTATTGTCTGCAAAAGCCAATAAGGACAAAATGATTGAGTTATATGGCAAAGACACAGACCAATGGATAGGAAAACAAATAACCGTATTTAGCGACCCAAATGTTAAAGTTGGTGGCAGAAAAGTAGGTGGAATAAGAATCAAAGCACCTATTCGTGCAGAAAAGAGCAATGTTGTTTGCCCTATTTGCGGTAAGGTTATCAACGCAAGCAATGGTATGACACCCACTCAAATACTTGATTATAGCGAATTAAAGAAAGGTGTTAGAGCGTGTTTAGATTGCGCTTCTAAAATGTAGCAAGGAGTATCATTATGGCAATTACAAATAGTTGCAGATTTATAGGAAGAATTACCAAAAACCTTGAGGCAACCCCTTTGAATAGTGGTAAGACTATGGTAAAAATGAGTCTTGCCGTTCAAAGAGATTTCAAAAACGCTTTTGGCGAATATGAAACCGATTTCATATCATTCGTTGCGTTTAATTCAAATGCAGATTACCTACTTAAATATGCGGAAAAAGGCGATGATATTATCATAGAATCTACTTGTAGACCGCGCTCTTACGAGAATAAAGAAGGTAAAACTATTACAGTTATAGAGTTTCTTGTTGATAGCGTAAAAATATTCAAGAGAAAGACAGGTGTGAATGTGTCTAAAACAACGGAAAGCAATCCTGAAATAACCGCTCTTGATACATATAATACAAAAGAGCCTTCCGTTTCCACAATGGAAAAATATCCTAATGGAATTATTTGTGCCGAATCAGAAGCAGAACTACCTTTCTAGTATGCGTATTTATTGTGATAGTAATCAAAAGAAAGATAAGCATATAGCAAAGGAAAACTATTTTAACGAGCAAGGCTATACCATAATAAGACAACGCCTAAAAGTTGGAGATTATATGCTAGACCTTAACGATAAAATATCTGTTGATACAAAACAAAATATGGAAGAACTTTGCTCTAACCTTTTTGACAAAGAAGATAGCAAAAGATTTATTAGAGAGTGTATTAGAGCAAAAAAGAACCATATTAAACTTGTATTTCTAATCGAAGAACCTATTACGGAAGAAACGATACCCAATATAACGCTAGGAAACGCTGAACACAAAATGATAATTAAAAGCTCTCAAATAAAGGAAAGAATAAAATACTTTAAGAAAATATATGGAGTGCGGTTTTTGTTTTGTGCCAAAGACCGCGTAGGAGCGAAAATAATAGATGTTTTGCGTAATGGTGAGTAAGACAACGAGAAAACAAAAACATTTCAATTTTGCCCCTAAAATCAAGCCTAGAGCAAAGACAAGGCTAGCAGTTCGCTAGCCTTTTTAAATAAAATATTAAATTGTATGTTTTAGTTCGCTATCCAATAACAATCTACGGCACTATTAGTGCAATCAAATATGTCATATATTATGCCATCTATCGAGCAAGTTAAATGACCTTCAATGCGAATAATAATTGTATTATTCGGATAAGAACTAGAGATTTCCCCAACAGTTTCACTTTGATTACAATATCTTATGGGTAGGTTGAAAACATCTGTTAATAGTTTTTCATAACACCACAAACACAATTTAGGACAACCGTGATGCTTCGCAACTAATGACAAAAGGTTTGCCGTTGCTGGATACGGAATCTTCAACGCAAGGGAGATTGCTCGTGTAACGCAATCTTCTTCTTCCGTTTGATTGGGGTTTCTATTGTAATAAGAAAAATTGTCAGTCATAGTTTTAGATTATTCTTTAATGATACATTGATAGTATGCCCAAAGTTTTTGTTCTCCATCGCCCTTGTAATCTTTATCCATTAGGAAGTCTTTTGCAAGGTCTAGGTAAAATTCAGGTCTATCTACGCCATACTTTTTAGCAGTAGTGCAATGGTCGGAATACTTCATATTCATAGCCATACACAAGACTTTATCGCCACCCATTTTATTGGCATCTACGCCCATTTGTTTAGCGATTTGAGAACATTGTTCTTTCGTATAATGTTTGCCCATTGTGCCATCATTATTTTCTAGTTTGTGTTCCCAATCTTGTATATCGTGGTCGGTTAATTTGCCAAATTGCATTTCACCGTAATCTCTGCGCATATCATAGCCATAATCCCTACGCATATCGTAACCGCTGTCGTAGCCATAATCATAGCCATAGTCATAGTTTTGCATATTATAGTCGCCGTAATCATAATTTTGCATATTATAGTCGCCACCACGCATATCGTATTCATATCTACGCATATCTTGTTGGTTTCTATTCATATCGCCATAATCTCTGCCACCACGACCACCTCGAGAACCACGACCACCACCGCGTGCCATATCGCCCATACGCATTTCGTTTGGCATCATTCGGTTCATATCGCCTCTGTCGCCACGCGGTCTGCGAGTAGTAATATATCCACCACGAGAGCCATAAGGATTTCTACCATCGCCTTCTTGCATACCATATTTTGCCATAAGCATATCTTTTACAAATTGGTTCATAGTTAAAACTCCTTACTTACATTAAATACCACGCTAGTAAAGGTTGCTCCTACTCCTACATTTTGCAAAGAGATGGTTTGTGCGATAGTAGAAGGATTGTTGAGAACACAATCTTTATCCACAAGAATATAATAATCAATAACAAAGGTTCTAAATTCAGTAGTAGCGGTAGTTATGGTTTCAGTTGAAATTGCTCCGTCTACTACTTCGCCATTCGCAAGAAGTTGTACGCTAACATCACCTGCAACAGTACCTGTGCCAACAAGAGTAGCAGTAATATGATAAATACCACTATGGTTTAGGGTAACATCTTGTGTGGTTCTTGAAAAAGCAGTAACCCCACAATTATTTTTCTTGCAATATCTACGATAAGTAGAGCCAAGATTGATAATGCCATCGGTAAGCACAGTTTGAGTGCCTACATTTTTAGTTCCTAAAAGTAACATATTTTTTTCTCCTTTTAATAAAAGAAAGGGTAGGTTTTACCCTACCCTTGTAGGATAACTAATCCTTTTCGCAATAATAGTTATAATATGCTAACTATTGAACATTTACTCCGCAAGCATTGTAGCAACAATTAGGGTTCGGTACTACATAAGCAGGGATGGGGCAAGTCTTGAGTTCGCTTAACAAGTAAGCACTTTGCTTATCGTTGCTAATTTGAGCCTTTAGACCAGCGTTTTCCGCTTGTAGACCAGCAATCTTTTCGGTAGTCAAGAAGTCAAGTATTGCACGAGTGTTGTCTTGTCCTGCACGAATAATGTCGCAAGTGTTTCTTTCGTTTGCATACTTCACATCTGCGATTGCAGCCCTAGTATCACAGCAGCATTGAGCGAGTTGGGTAGATAGAGCGTTGAAGCCTGCTTGGTTTTGGTAGCCAAGAGTACAGATAGCATTGTTTATACCTGCGAAGCCATTGGTTACGGTTTGGTTGATGCCACCGAAGCCTTGGTTGATAAAGTTTTGCATAGTTGCTTGACCGAGTAGAATGTCGTTGAGGTCGCTCATAATTTCGCTGTTTGCAAAACCTGCGGAAAGGTCGGCTTGGGTAGCGCAGTTGCCACGGTTGTTTCCACCACCAAAGCCAAAGCCATTACCACCGAACAAAGCACCGATTAGTGCCAAACCAATAATCCAGGAAAAATCTCCCCAGCCATTGTAGCCGTTGTTTCCGTTAGTATTAGTTACAACTTGAGGTAATTCACCTTCAATATACATAAGTTTAATCTCCTTTAATAATTTATTTATATATACAAGCAAATTCGCGCGCACTTTTGCTTGGAATATATTTTTAGTTGTTAAGTATTTGATTTATAATTTCAATCGTGCTTGCTTCCACACCATTTTGCATAGCCATTTGCATAATAAACTCTTTAGGGTTGCGACCATTAGCCATATTCTTTAATTGGGTAAGTTGTTGTTGCATTTGAGGGTTTTGTTGCAACATTGCGTTCATAATCATTTGAGGGTTTTTGCCTTGTTTTTTTGCCATAGCAATATATTGTAAAGTTTGATTTAATTGTGGGTTATTCATAATTCACCTACCTACTAACAATTACTTTTTTAAGAACTTCTATTTCTTTTTGCATTTCCTTGATTTGTTTTTCAAGTTCCTTTAGTTTCTTGGTACATTTACAAGTGCTATTATTAGTTGTGTTTTCCATTGTTTTGTTTACCCCCTATTTGTTTTTGTAGTGCTTCTATTTTGGAAACAAGGTCATTGTATTGTTTGACGCTCACAAAACCGCCTAAATCTTCCTTTTTGGCAAAAATTGAATAATCCATCGTTTCTTTAGGCTCTTGCTTTTCTTCATTAGGTTTTACTTCTTTGAAGTATTTAATGTATGATAGCCCATCATTATTGCAAATTTTTTCGTAGTACATATTATTAGACCTATCTATAAAAATGCCTTTTGCATTAGGGTTCAAGATATATGCCTCAGCTTCCTTCAAAGAGCCGTAGCCTACAAATTGGATAGGCATTTCAAATTGCATAGGTGTTTGTTGCGGTTGTGCCATTGGTTGTTGTTGTATAGGTTGTTGCCTATTATATTGTTGTCCTTGTCCGTACATATTGCCATAATAAGGTGATTGGTACGAGAAAGGAACATTGCCGTAGTTTCCATAATTGCCGTTCATAATTCAATCTCCTTTTTGTCGGGTTCTATGATAAAAAATTAGCAAAAAAGTCCACGATGTACAATGGACAAATCGTGGACATTATTAAAAAAATCGTGGACAAATCGTGGACAATACAAAAAAATAGCGTAGATTTTACTCTACGCTACTCTCGTAAGTATGATTATGGGAATAATTCCTTTTTCATACGATTTTCATACGATATTTAATTTTCTTTACGCTCTCCCAATCAACAGGATTGTCTTGTGTTTCACATAACCACAACCAAACATCTTTGGGCTTTTCTTTATCATAAAAGAATTTAATAGCCATTTCGGTTTTAAGTTCATTGTAGTTATGCAATTTACACAATGATATAAGTTTATCTTTCTCGCTAACAACTGGGTCAAATAACAAACTCTCCGCATACATTAATAAGGGTATTACTGCTCCTACTAAAACGCTCCATATAACACTTATGTTCTTTGGGATACAACCTACTGCTAGGAATAACACAAAGGTCATGCTAGAAACCAATATGCACTTTTGTGGTGTTGCAAAATGCTTTATCTTTGGTACAAGAAATCGTGTAGTAAAGAAACCACCCAATATAAAGGTGGCTTCTAATAGTTTGCCTATCAATAAGCCAAAAGCAAGTATAATACCTATAATGCTAACATAACCTATTGTGGCAATAATATAGCCTTGTAGTTTAAGCCTTTGCTTCGGACTTAATTTCTTCAAGTCTTTCATCGATAGCCTTTAGTTCTTCGTCTATTTCGACATATCTCTTGTCAAGAGCAGTTATTTGTTCACGATTTTCACGCTTTTCTTTTAATAGTTCAGCCTTTCTCTTTTCAAGTCTTTGTTCTTCACTATGTTGAAACCAAGCGAAATATTTACTCATTGTCTTTAACCCCCTTTTTAGATTTTATTAAGTTTGCGTAGCCGTAGTATAGCAAAGTCATAATAAGCACATCAAATGAATATATCATGCCGATAATGGAATTATTGTATATCTCTTGTGGAGTAGTTCCTTTTGTAAACATAGATATTACTTGGAACAAAATCAACAATACATTAGCCAATATTATTTTCCAATAGGATTTCCAATCTTTCCCAATCAATATTGCAGGTAGTAGAATAACTTGCCATATATCGAATATAATTCCATACTCAAAGCACCATATTTTAATAGCAGTTCCACCTAGTACGGTTATTATAACAAGTATCAATTCCCATATTTTATATCTATTTCTTTGTAGAATAGCAAGAGTAAAGAAATATACGGATACAAAACAATATAAACCACTCATTATGTAGTCTAACCACAAGTGAGTATCTTTGTATTCGCATACCTTTATAAATGCCTCATTGTTACATATAATTTCAAAAAGGTTACCACCGAACATCTTGATAACAAAGCATACTGCTAATGCTACCCAAGAAGCGATGATAACCCTTTTCAAGTATTTTATTTTGTCTATGTTGCAGTTCATAATTTCTATATATATCCTTACAAGAGTTTTACTAATCCTTATTTACCAATTTGTAGAATAAGTCCGCTTTTGTTTCTTCTTTTTCCGTTGTGTCAAGCAATTTTTCGGTTTCTTCAGCAACTTTTTTAGCGGTAAGTTTTCCTTGTTTGTATGCAGTATATAGGTTCTTTGCCCAATTTACAAACTTTTCCACAATCTTTCTAGGAGATTGGCAAAGGAATAGGTATACTCCTTGAGTCATAAATGCCGTAGATACTGCCTTAAATACAATAGTTCCAATAGACATATCTACATTATGTACATACATAAATCCAAATGTTATACCTAGTGTTGCAATAAAAGCAGGAACAGCGTATTCGTATTCAAACTTCTTTTCATACTTTTGCTTACGAATGCGTATTATAATATACTTAATTGCACTTACAATAAGTACAACAACAAAACAGAGTATGAACAATGCTATATATAACGCCAAGTCGTTAGCAAAAATAAAACTTACGAATGATTGTGCGCTTTCTAACATAATTCTATTCCCCCTTTAGGTTTTGTATGAAAGTTTTTACTGAGCTAATTTCTGCATCAAACTTTATTCTTTCGTCTTTTTCTACAAAGTCCATTGCTTTTTGCTTTAGCGATTCACATTTCGTATTGTAGTCCGTGTTGTAGCCGTTCACTTTTCTTGTGTATTCTTCGTGGGCTTCCTTGATTGCCGCATCTCGAGCCTTTTGAAGTTCTAGGATTTCAGGCTCTACTGTGCTTGATAGATAGTCGGATTTTGCTTTCTCTAGTAGTTTCTCGTACTTCTTTTCAAGTTCGATAACAACAGATTCAGCATACTCGACAATGTTGCTCTTTGCTTGTTTGATTTGCTCCATAGTTGTTTTGCTCCTTTATAATATATTATAGTGGGTTTGCGTAATTATTGTACTACTTTATAACAGTTTTGTCAACTCTCGTGTAATAATATCTACAAGCACTTCTCTTATGCGTGGTTCAGAAAAACCAATAACAATGCCTGTAAACAACAATGCAAGAAACACCCAATATGAAGTAGTGCATATATTATAAAACATCTTGGCTGGGGCTTTAATACAATCTACCCCTATTTGCTTTAATTGCGATTTATAATCGTTACTTAAAGCACTTCCAAATGTTCCTTCAAAATGTGTATTTTCTTTAGGCTTTCTTTTGAATATGTTTTTCATATTTACTCAATCTCCGATATTGGTTTTATTGCACCATATATGCTTGGCGTGTCAGAATAGTGTATTTTGTACAATTCAAGCAAACTATCATTGACATAAACATAACCGTTGCCGCTTGTTATGGGGCTATTATGCAAGAAACCATATAGCCCAGCAATAAGATACTCGCTACGGATAATTAGCGTTTCTAGTGCCTTTAAATCCGCTCCTACAATTCCATTACCATAACTGCTAGATAGACTGTTTACATCAATGTGTTTAATCTTGTCGTAGCCTAATTTCTCATTGTACGAATCTACATACAAATCAACGCAAGGAGCAACAAGTTTTTCTAAATTTGGCAATGGCATATTGCTAGTTTTAAGGCTTGGTTTAATTGAACCATTGCATACTATTTTCAATTTCTTAATATCTAACTCGCTGTTCATCTTATCAAGATTTATATTGCTATCACTACAATATATGATTGCATCATACTCTAATATGCCTAAATCTTTCTCTTGCAAGCGTTTGGCTTCGAGTTCGATGTTTTCTTTGGTAATAGGAAGTCCTTGTAGTGCAAGGTTTGCAGGAGCTATAAATTGATAATATTTTAATGTTTTTTGCATAGTATCCCCCCTATTGTGCTACATATTCACTCAATGGTTTTATAAGTCCAACAACTGAAGCAAATTTGGTTTCGGACTTGTAGTCATCCACCAAACTATCAGGAACATATATGTTTTCTATACTAGATGTTGTTTCATCGTTGTTTGATGATGTTACAAACGCTCCAGATTGAATAGAGTGACCACTTGGATAATAAGGCGACCTAATAATTATGTTTTTAAGGTTAGTACAAGCCCTAAAACAACCATTATATAGGTCTAAAGCTCCATTGCCCATAAACTCTATTGTGTCAACATTTAAATTAGATATAGCCCTTTCTCTTAGTATTGTTGCACTATCTGTTGTATTACTAAAATTACTAGAACCAATTTTTATATGAGTTGTGAGATTGTTGTTCGATAGGTTATCTCTAACAACATTACCAAATGAAAATACTTGTTCCCAATAAAGAGTGGTATCAGTTATTCCACTACCAGAACCATACCTTAGCATATATACACTATTATTAGAGTAATATCTAGTTGTTTCGCCAATATATCTAACAAAGTAATAATTGGGTCTAGAGCTAAGATTGAATATGGCTTCCATTTCTTCTGGGGTAGACAACTCTTGTATTCCCATCATTCTACCATATATAATATTTCCGCCATTAACAATTGCTTGTTTGTCAAAAATAATGTCTTTTTCGGTAGCTGGGTTTTGCAAGCCAGAAGCTTTCACTAATTTTTCAAGCCCTTTATCAGTATATTGGTAAATGGCATAATCGTAGCCTTCCACACCATTAATACGATATACACCCATATCCCAATTTTGGCTTAAAAGCTCTTGTACTTCTTCAAGCGTAGTTAGCGTAATTGGGTTTTCTCTACTTCCCGCAAGCAACACACCTTTGCTATTATAAGCATACTTGTTAATTGCTATATCTTTTTCGGTTGCTTCCGCATCAATGGGAATTGGTGAAAGCTCAATAATAGGATTTGAGTATTTAAACGTGATTGGGTTGATTACTTCTGTGGTCGCATTACTAAACGAAAGAATCTCTACAAGGTCGCTTGATAGAGAACCATCTGCAATATACATAGGCATACATATATATGATTGACCTTCACTTTCGGTCATCATATTCATATTGCAATAGCCCATAAATATAATCATAATGTTGCCATCTTGATATATAGTTTGTGGACCACCATTGTTAGCGTCTACTCCTATCATTGTCATGCCGTTCATATCCAACCAAGTTGAAGCAACACTTTTTACTTCGCCACCATTGATTGTGAATTTAATGTTTACTGCTTCGTTTGCTGAAAAAGGCGTGTCTAAAGGAGTGTCGTAAATTTTTAAAAACGCACCCATAGAACTATCAAGTGTGCTTTGGTCGAATAGTGCAATATTTCCACCGTCTTTTTTCACAAGGTAAATTGCACCGCTAGTATATGTGTCGGTACTCTCGCCAACATACTTTGCGTACTTGCCTACATTGGCTTCTACCTTAAACGCTTCCATTTCTTCAGCGGTAGATATTTCGGTTATTCCACCACCACCGCCACCACTACCAACATTGTCGATAGCAAGCACAAGGTTGTCAAGGTTCTTGTTTCCGTCTATTTGCACGCCTTTACTTTCTAATTTATCATATATAGAAGTAAGGTTGGCTTTAAGTTTGTCTAATAATTCTTGAGTAGTTGCCATATTACACACCTTCTCCTTCTATGATATTAGTTAGTTCGGTATTGATATTGTCTATGTCACTTGCCATTGCGTAAGCGTCTATTTGACTTGCGTAGGTAGACCAATCGGTTGCCGTTTTATATGTTTCAAAATATTCAAATGGAACTATAATTTTACCGCTCGTAAAATGACGGCTCCCACTTTCCAATGTTGGCTTTTTACCTAAAAACTCAAACACTTTTATCTGCCCACAATCACTAAAGCAAGAACTCCCTATTGATGTTACACTCTTAGGAATTATAACCCTTGATGATATGTAACAATTAAAAAATGCACTTGAGCCTAACGTCTTTACAGTATTAGGTATATCTACACCCGATAATTTGCCCGCAAGTCCACCAAACGCAGCAGAGCCTATCTCCGTTATATTACCATAAAATTTAATTATAAATGGGTTCGATGCGTTTGTTGCCGATGTATATTCGTGACTATAAGTGGTTAAGTTTGTAATATCTTCTAATTCGCTACCATCGCCCCAATCAACAAGAATTGCATCTTTTATATTTCTAATAGTAATAGTTTTGTCGGTATTTCTAATAGAAACATAAGCAATTAGGGGTTCTCCGCTTGGCTCGGTACTGCTTCCACCGTTTTCTCCATTCTTCGCTCTAACATTTACGCTTTCTTCACTTCCGTCAGTTTTCTTGAAAGTAATAGGAGTAATGGTATAGCCTTCTTCTTCATAACTTTCGCCACTTATGATTTCGCTTATGCCTACGCCGTCAGTGCCATTTTCTCCATCGATACCATCATTGCCTTGTGCTTTTATTCCAGTATCTACTTCGCCTATAAACCAATTACCATTACCGCCAATATGGGGAGTAATACCATTTTCGCCCTTATCGCCTTTCGCAATAAAGTCTAGTGATTCCCAATTAAGTCCGTTGTTATACGATACTTCCCACTCAAATGTAGACTTGTTTATTCTTACTTGGGGAGTGATACCATCAGTACCAGCATAACCCATTTCGCCTTGTCTACCCCTAGGAGCAATAAAGGTTGAAGTAGTGCCATCGTCATAAGTTTGTAGATAAATATATCCACCGTTTTCGTCTTGACCTTGCAATACTTGGCTTACAAGTTTAGCACCTGTCGCTCCTTTTTCGCCTTGCTTGCCTTTAATATTACCTATAAATGTTTTATTTACAGCCATATTGTAATCTCCGTTAATCAGTTTCGGTTAGTATATAAAAATCACCAGTTTCTTCGTCATATTCAAATTTCGCTTGTGTATCTTCTGCATTTGAATAAGCATATAAGTTTCCTTCTCCGTCTACTTGTAAAGTAAAGAAACCGCCTAGTGGTGTTGTTATGCCGTTCGCTCCGTCCTTGCCATCTATGCCATCTCTGCCGTCAACTCCGTCTTTTCCCTTTAATGCTCCACTATCTATCTTTTGAATGATTTGTGTGTATACATCGGGAAGTGGGTCTTGCGGTAGTCCTGTACTGCTTAATGCCGATTTCTTACAAGGTACGGTTGCATTTGTAGAAGTTCTTAAATCGCCTGCATATACACCTATTTCTACCTTTGTTGCGTTTAGAATAGGTGGTATGCCACAAATATTGCCTGCAAATACAACTTCAACGCTCGTGTTTTGGCTTGCGTTTTTGTATGTAAATATAGCCGTCTTTGTGTGGTTATCTTCCCACTCATCGTCAAAATCAAAATCAACTACATAGTCTTTGTTTTCGCAGACTATGTAATCGTCATAATTTATGCGCTTGGCTATTTTGTCTTTTACTTCTATTTTTATTGTCTTTGCCATTGCTTCTCCAATCTATGTTAATTCTTCAAAGATTGTACTTGTTGCTTTAATTGCTCTATTTGTTCTTGCTGTTCCTTTATCGCTCCAATTAGGAATGGTACTAGGTTTGAATACGCAAGTGTTAGTTTATTTTCTACATCGGAAGGCTTTTTAGCAAGGTCGTAAAAGTTGTCATTGACGATATTTGCGTAATTATCCGTGCCGTATATATCTACCATTGCTTGTTGGGTTTCTTGTGCAAGTAAACCTATTCTACGGCGTGAGCCTTTCAATGTTCCGTTTGCGTGTGCCTCTTTGTCATAATTACACATTCCATATTTACGGAAAGTGTCGCTCTTTTTATCTTCCTCTCTTATGTATTCTTCGCGTGGATTTGATACAAAAGTTACAGGCTTTAATTTTTTGATAAAATCAAGAGATTTATATACCTCTTTTATATCTGCTTTGTCGCGTTCATCGGAAGTAACAGTTAATGCAACATCTGCTCGTAATACAGATATACCGTATCCTAATTGCATAGTTTGCGTATCAGTTATGCTTGTTCTTGCACCGCGCCCAATCGCCGTAGAACGCAATCCGTCCGCGATTGCTCCATCTCCTAATGCAGTTGCTTCGGGGAATTTTTCACTTAACCCCACTCCACCTGCGGTTGCGCCTGCCCCGACTGCCGTACAATCATTGCTCCACGCAAACGCGCCAGCGCCTACCGCAACAGTACCTGTGCCATAAGCACCGCCACCACCTCCAACAACCGTACAGTTAGTAGCACTACTATGTATCGTGGTGTCATTACCTAATACAGTTTTAACAGTTGTTGGTGATTTATAATAACCTGTGAGCGCGCCTGTTTCGCCATTGACACTTGATACACCGCTTCCTACTGGCACTACAAATTGCGTTGTTGTTCCATCATCAAAGGTTTGAAGATACCTATAACTTCCATCGGAATCTTCGCCCACAAATTCTGTTTTAAGTATTTTTGAACCTGTTAGTCCTCTCTCTCCTTGAAGGTTAGCGGATTTAGTTCCATCTGGAGTTGTTACAGATAAAACAGTTCCTTCCCAAGTAAAAACAGGTGTCGCCCCATTAAATTCGCCGTTATTAGCCCTTTGCTCAACGCTAGTTGATTTAGTAAGTGCGGTTTGAGCATCTGCTTTTGCTGCGTTTGCCGTTTGCATAGCGGTTTGAGCGTTTGCCAACGCTGTTTCACTTCTTGATTGTGCAGAACTTGCCTTTTCAGATGCTTGGTTTGAGGTTGACAAAGCGACAGGAGCATCCATAAGTCCTTGTTGGATTTGCGCTGCGGATAGTTGTAGCACAACAACTTTTCGCGTTTCATCTCTTATTGGATTATTTGCCATTGCCTATCTCCTTGCCTTACTAATATATATAATATACTATGTTTATTTATTTGTCAAGACTAATTTATTTTATTTGTCAGGTCGCCTGTTGAAGCAAATCTGTTGTTAATAAATCTAACAGTTTTAATTACATTTGAAAGTTTATACTTTAATTCGTCTTTCAAATAGCCTATTTCTATTGAGCCTTCGTATGGCTTAAAAACTTCATACTCGTGTCTTACAATTCTTAACAATGTATTGCTTCCTACTAGATTGTCTATAACCATAGCCATATCTCCAAGACCAAATTCTTCGTGGCTATATTCGGGTAATTGCCTTAAATCTACTGCTTTACATTGGTATGTATATCTTGGCTTGCAAGTTTCAGCCATTTGTTCTAACCCCCAATACAAAAGCATTCTGTGGGATTTATTTATGCTTTCTGCATTTGTTGGGTCTAAATGTATGTCTGTATTAGTTCTTATTTCGGTACTTTGTATGCGGTATTTAGATTTTTCTTCTTCCGTTTCATAGTACCAATCACTTGCATCTATATATTTTACTCCATTTGATTCACCATTTGTTGCTAAACCTAGGTCTAAATCAAAGCCGTTTCCTTTTAAGTAAAGTCTATTAACAATTTTGTTGTTAGTAGTTCTCTTTACGCT